TTACTTCTTGATTGCGGCCTGCTCATATCTTGCACTCCTTTTAATAAAGTCTTCCCACAAAGGTTTTAACATTTCATTGTTTTGTTCAATCTTGACAGACATAACGGCTGTGCGCTTATCTACACTAATAAGCGTCACGGTCATCCAAGTAATCGCACCCAAGGATAGCGTGGTAATACTACCAACTAATGCTTGCTTAATTAACATCGCCATCTTCTCCTTGCCTGCCGTAAGCGACTATTTGGATTTTTAGCCGCCTTTGGAAACTTTTTCATCTGTCCGGCGCTTCGTGCACAAAATGACTTACGCCTTGCTTTTTCTTTAGCTGTTAGGTTCTTCTTCTTTGTAACAGCCGTTTTTAACTTACTACCCGGATTATCGCGTCTGTATTTAGCGACACCGGCGGCAGTCATTCCCGCCCCAGACTTTGTGGAGCGGAAATACTTTTTAGTTTTAGGCGGTTGCTTATCTCGCCTACGTTTAGTCATAGTTCTTACGCATCATCAGAATGACGGTATACGTATCTGCACTAGAGTGTCCAACTGTTGTAAAATCAATATCGCCAGTCACGCCAGACCCCGCATTGTTTTTAAGGCCACCAAACTCACTGTAGTCGTGGTGACCACTTTGGTTTTCACCTAACTCTATAATAAAAGCATCCGATGTAGCATCAAAAAACATTCTAACTTTCATGCCTATGCACTGCCACCATATCTTATCTATAGTAACAGAGGTGCAAGTTTGACCATGACCATTAGTGTTTAGGGCACTAACATCAACCTTCTTTACCGCAGATTCACCGGTTCCATCTGAAATATTCGTAAACTTCATCACAAGGGTTTTGTCATTATCGACAAGCGTTTGTGAGGTTACTGCATCAGCCATGTTACCCTCCTAGAATACTGAGTATTCTAATTCTACTGTAAATCTTCCCGCAGTTGCGTCTGCATTAAGTGTTGTTGTAGCGGCTGCATACAGATGTTTACTTGCAATAGCTACTGCCACATTTGGTTCAAACACATGAAAATTACCGGCAGAATTATTGAAGTTTATATCAATCTCTGTGACAGATAGAGCTGCTGATAGTGTAGGTGAGAAAGCAGCTACACCTGCACCAACAATTTCTGTACCAGAAGATACCGCTGCGTTAGTAGCTGTACCAGAAGTAGCACTTAGTTGAAGTGATCCAACAAGAGTTTGACCTGCCGCAGTAGTAATACCAACAACAGCCTTATGTATGAAAAACTTAGTAGCTGTTACTAGATCATCAGGATGGTCTGTATTAAGAGTTCCTAATTCAACCAAAACATCCCCATCAGCATACGCTGTGCTTGTGTCTGTTCCGGCTAATGTACCTGCAAATGTTTGTATTTTTCTGGTTCCCAAAGAAATAAGCTGACCTGTTGAATTTACAGAAAAGCCTGTTTCTGTAAAAGCACCTGTGGCACTTGCTTTATTTACTGCTTTGAAACCTCCGATCGCACGTACTGGACCGGAAAAAGTTGAGTTGCCCATGTTTATCTCCTTGTCTTGGCAAATGTCAGTTACACCATGTAACTGTCAAGGTAATTTAATTATACACAAAAAAAAGAGGGCGACAAGAGCCGCCCTCAAATATTTAGGTTTTGAAGGAAATATTATGCGCCCGGCGTACCGAACACACAACGCCAATCTGAAACACCAAAGCTATAACGCTCTCTAGCCTTGAATCTCATATTGCCGGTGTCAAAGTCACCTTCCATGGCTGTTTTAATCGGTGCACGATTAAAGTATTTAAAGCCATTTGGTGCATCTGTTTTTATGAAAAACGCATCCGTGTCTGTCAAGAAATGGTTTACTACAGCACCTTGTGGTAGCATACCCATGTTGTTGATAGCGTTTGCGTCATTGTCAGATGTTCCCGGTCTTAGATTAGAGTTTAATACTCTTTCAGCAACAAACTGAAGCTCTTTTGGTATAATTAACTTCATACCTCTAACAGCAATCTTTAGACCTCTTTCGTCGGTTAGACCGGCGATGTCGATCAACATCTGCTCCAATGAAGTTTCATTAAGATCAGCAGCAGTAGAAAGCAAGTTTCTCTGATTGCCGTTTAATGATGGATGTGAAGATGAACATAAAGCAGCACCGTCACCAATCGCACTACTTGAGCTAAACGCATTGTTCAGAATCGCAGCAGCTTTAATCTGCTTTGTCTGAGCCATGGATCTAGCCAAAGCTTTTGTGTATCGGGATGCTAATCTATCATAAAGATTATCTTCAATAGCTTCCTCTGTGATAGCGAAAGCTAGAGCGATTGTCTCGTGAGTATAGCGTGCTGTGAAAGTTTCCTGCGCTGAGTCAAAGGAAACAGTGCTTCCTTCTTCTTTTGTTGGCGCAGTGCTGAAACCTGCAAGCATTACTTCCTCTTCAAACGCTCTGTCTGAAGACTCTTCGTCAAAGATTTCTGCGTGCTCATTTTCGTATCTGTCGTACTCAAGGCCAAATAAGGCGTTAAGTCCGGGTTCTAGCTCTTTTGCTAGTTGGGATCTACTAATTGCAGACATAACTCAACCTCCTTATATACCGGTGTTCGCTGCGGTGCCAACGGCAGCAGCAAAACCTGAGTTAAACGGAGCGTTTAATCGCACTATGTACTGATGTCCAACAGCAGAATAATCCGTATTACCCTCGTCTTCGTAAAGACCAACAATACGAACATCTAAGTTTGCGGTTGTTGCAGCGGTGCTTATGTCAAGCATATCGGTGGATCTACCTGTGTTGGTAGAGCCATCATTTACACTTGCCATGTCACAGTTAGCAAAAACATCAGCTAGAGCAGTCGCTCGATTAGTGTTTGTTCCATCAGCAACTACAGTATATAGCTGCATTGGATTGTCATATACAAACGCTTTCACAGGAAAATTTGTGTCAACGCTTACGTTGTTACTACCCGGCCAGTAGTTTTTAAAAGTTGTTTTCTTTGTACCAGAATCGACAAATTCACAACCATAAAAAACACCAAGGGGAGCAACAGCCTGATCTGATATAGCAATGGTTCCACCTGCTAAAGGAATAACAATGCCACCTTGATAAATCGCAGTAGTGTAGTTATTGGCAATTTCATACATGGTTGTACCAGTGGTATTATAACCGCCACCTGTCATTCCAATAGGACGTAGACCATAACCTCCAGTAAGACTATTAGCCATTTGGGCCTCCTATTAAAAAAAGTTTCATTTCTGTGAACCTCCAAAGGTCACGCGAGACTGACGATCAGGTTTACTGATTGTCATGGTTGAATGTGCATTCTCTCTCATCATGTCCTGATCCACTGCGGTCATCTGATCTGCGTTTCTTTGTGAAAAGTAGTCAGTTCTTTCGGCCACAGTTTCATTTGGAATGCGAGCAAGAAGCAATCCTCCTACGCCAAAAACACCTTCATATTTACCTGAATCAACGACAGGAGCTTCAAAGTCTGGATACTCATCCTTACGGACAAGCTCCCAGCCCTCTCTCATTTTTGCACTGATATTCTTGCTATCGTTGAAGCCTCGAGTTTCTGCTCGTATCCAACGATGCTTAAATCCATCAGGCGCAGGTGGTGCGTCTAACATAGATGGGGGAGCCCATGGTTTACGCCTAACCGACTTCTCCCTAGTTGTTTCAGCGCGAGAAGTTCGCTTCACAGTATTTTCAAACATTTCATTTTGTTCTTCAGCCATTTAACTTACTCCTTCACGTATTTCGCGTATTCTTCAAGTGGCACACCCAATTTTTTAGCTATTGCAACTTGGCTAGGGGTGAGTCTAACCTTTTTACTACTACTGCGCCCAGTGGTTGTGCGGGACACGGAAGCTACCGTCTGAGCGGGTCGTTTGCTTCCCCCGTTAAACTTATGCGGAAACTCTGTCTGCACTCGTCTGTCGAGTTCAGTATAGTACTCATCGGAGTTCGGGTCAAACCCTTCTTCCTCAATTAATTTTTTATGAATACCAAAAGCTGCATATGTCATCGCTTCATCCTGCCCAAACCAATCATTCTTAGAGGCCCATGCCTCAGCCTTTGGAGATGGTTTTCGTGCAGGTTGTTGTACTTGTTGTTGCGGTTGGGGCTGCTCTTGTTGTTGTTTAGCCAACCGCTCCTGTTGTTGTTTAGCCTGCTGCGCTCGGTCGTTTTCAATCGCTAGGGCAGTGATTTTACGTTGCGCCTCAACAACAGCGTTAGTGTCCCCTACTTCCATGGCCTTAGCCATTTCCTGTTCGGCTGCCGTCATTTGAGATTCTACTCGTGTGCTGTACTCAGTCACATAATTTGTGTCTAAAGTATTCATACGATCTCTTAGTTCATTAGACTCAGCCTGTACCTTTTGTGCATAATTAATTGCTTCTTCGCGTTGCCTTTCAGCTTCGCGCATCTTTTTGGTCAAACGATCAATACGTTTTTGAGTAGCAGACTCAGCTTTTTCAAAGTTGTCCGGTTTTTCTGCCTCTACGGCTTCAACCTTCTCTTCTTCTTTTTCTTCTTGCTTTACTTCTACTTCAGTGTCTTGCTCTTCTTCAAGCTCAAGTTCTATTTGTTGCTCTGCCATTATTTACTCCTAGAAATGCAAAATGTCTTCGGGTTCAAGTATCTTTGCTAGAATCTCATCGTCATTAAGTATTCTAACCTCGCCCCCATCTATTTTAAAGCGTGATCCAGCGTATCGGGCAAACATAACCCAATTACCGGCCTCACACCATGCCCCTGTAGGAAACTTGTCTTTATCTTTAAAAGCTAAGTCTCCAACCTTTAATACATACCCCACCTGTGTAGATACAGTATTTTCTTCGACAACCTGATCAGGCAAGTATATACCGCCCTCTGTTTTGCCTTTTCCTTTGTAGGGTAGAATTAAAAGTCGCCACCCTGTTGGGGTGGGCATTCTTTCTAAAAGTGTTGCGCTTAACGCCTCTGGATTTAAAACTTTATCTTTTGCATCCACATAGGCTTCCGCTACGGTTTCTTTATTCATTTAAACGCTCCTGTTTATCTAGCAGGCTCTTGAGTTCCTGTTCCACATGATTAAGGGCGGATAGATTGCCCATCATCTCACGATATTGATCCATATTTTTAATCTGGTCGAAAAGTAATTGTTCTTGCACAAATGATTTACGCTCATCAATAATTCTATAAATGGCCTGTGCCAGTTGTACTCCGTCCAAAAACTTAACTCCAGATAAGACTTAATTTAGTATTATGCGAAAATATAAGGCTTGTCTAGTTCTTTTCAAAATGGGGACCGTCTATGAACGGCCGACGGCCTTGAGAACGACGTAGGTCTATGTAAGCGTTCATAGCTTCTTCTGCGGTGCCTTCCCAGTCACGAAAGTCATCTATTTGCCATGCCGCGCCCCACCTAATTTTAGTGCCTGTACGCACAGCCGCCTCTTTCATAGCATCGGCTATCTCATCATAGACCTGAATTTCCCAACACGGCGCTCCGTCTTGGTACGCCATTAAATCGACGGCGTGTGCCGTGCCGTCATCTTGTAACAAGTGCTTTGACTTCATAGTTTGTGAGCGACCCGTGGCTACAAGTTTCTCTTGTTCTGTAATAGTTCGGGGTCCATAAATCACGCCAAAATCGACGGATGTCAGCTCAATCGCCTTTTTTACTGTCTCGACCAGATCGTTGCTTACGCCCTCTAGTTTCGACAGACTCCTGTTTGATAGTTTGAATGCCATCTTGTTTCTCCTGCTTTTTGTGGACAAAATCTATCCACTCTTTGTTCATATCATAAAAGTATTGACAATATTTACAACGCAAACTTTCGTCTACGTATTCCATATCGTGCCCACAGACATCACACTTAGTGGAGTCTATTTCTTTTTCCTCATGTTAAAAAGCTTAGAGGCAGAGCGTGTGGCAAAGCTCGCGCTAACAATAGCTCCTAACGCGATCTGATACCACTGGGGCATACCCGCAAGGGCCTCGAACCCATCGGATACTATCCCTCGGCCCCACTCCCCACAGAATGAAAGCACAAGCGGAATACTAAAAAGTAAGGTAAGCCACTCGTCTTTCCACGAGGACTGGGAAGCACGCATAGCAGCAAGATCCCAATCAATCTCACCTGTTGCCTCTTTCATTCGAATAGTAGCTTCTGCTTTTTGTATAGCGGTCTTTCCCTCTAAATAGGACGAGGCAAGGCTACCTATTGAACCTATAAGTGCTTGTATCATAATTAATCCTTTGGTGGTATCGGCCTGCCGGGCGTCACTGTCCCGTCAGGATGATATATTGGTTTAGTATAGCGTATGCTACCTTTGCTTTTTTCACGTTTAAGACGTTTTGCATCCTCTGCAATAATACGAGGAACACCATAAATATTATTTTCTAAAGAAGCTAATTGTTTTTCCAAAGACTTTAACTCTTTGTCGCCACCACTACTTTTCTTTTTTTGCCGACCTCGGTCAACAAGTGTCGGTACACTACCTCTCGATATGCTCATCTTTATTTTCTCCTCCTTTTGATTCTTTGTTTATGAATACGGCAAAACTCCCTGTCATCGCTCCTGTTACAACCGATATCAGAGATGCCATCTGTGTGCTAAGTTCTGGTTGTGCTAACGCATACTCTATGCACCTTATATAAACTAATGTCATAACAATCATCATAAATCTGGGAACTATTTGCCATCTGTTAAGTGTTTCTGGTGTCATTTTTTAAAGCTTTCATTTAATGAATCCACTACGCTGTCTATATTAGGCTCCTGACCCCCCGGCTCATATTTGCATTGAAACTCGACGGGACACTCACCCTCTACAACCAAAGTATATGTATCATTTGCGCCTTTGTATAGACAAACGTGTTGTCCATTCTTAGCTTTTTTTCTTTTATATCGTCTGCACGTTACATATTTTGGATCTTCACGAACACCGCGTCTAATCTCCTGTTCCCATGTCCAGTCGCTAAATTTTTTAAGAAAACACGTAAAACACTGCTTTATGTTCTCTGATTGTGCTAAATATATCACACCTTCATGCGCACAAAGCCATTCAAACGTCTCCTGACCGCCCTGCTTACGTACACACTTAGTTGAACCATCCCCTGTCGAGTCCCATAAGGGAGTAGACGAAGAGGCCAAGAAGACCCAAGCCAACAGCAAGCACAACGGTAAGTGCCACGATGCCAATAACCTTTTCTCTAAATATCTTTTTATCATATATCTCCTGCTGCCTACGCTTCCGTATCTGCCCTTCCATACGTAACAGTTCATCCCACGCAGCCGTTCCGTGGGTAAACTTAATAAATTGTTGTAATTCGTATCGCTGCTCTTCAAGCTTCTTTTTTGCTGCGAAAGCCTCGATTGCCTCTTGTTCTACCGTGCCTCCACCAAATACTTTACGGAGCATAGTTGGATTTTTTGCTGACTTGTGTGCCGCGTCAACATCAGACACAGCACCCATCCATCTTGACAGATCCTGTGTCATACTTTCAAGATCACGGCCTGCCTGAAAAGCGCGCTTAATACCTGAAAAAGCCGTACTTGCGGTAGCTACAGCCGCAGAAATAGTGACTGGATCGAACATAGTTTTTCCCGTAGTTTCATAGTTTACTGACCTCTGTTTTTAATAAACTCCCTTTGCATAGCTGCATCTATACGTGCGCCTGTCTGCCGTTCCTGACTTGCCAACCGTTGTTGGAACTGATCGGCACGCATTCTTTGATTCTGCGCCTCAAGATTAAGCTTCGCCTGATCGTTCTGTGCATCATTCTGTTCGGCCTGTGCTCTAAGCTGCAACTCCTTCTCCTTGAGCTGCACCAGTGGATCTGGTCCCTGACCCGAGGCCTGTTGTGATAGTTGTCTTAACTGCTGCATACCCTGCGCTACAAACTTAGCCTTTATACTCTCCATCAGCATCTCCTGTTGTTCAGGCGCCATCGGTCCCTGCTTACGCATCTCCATCATCGCCATCTCTTCAGCTTGTATCTGTACGTGCTCAATACAATGCTTTTGTAAAGCAATAGCCATAGCCGGCATATTACCAATCATAGGCGACGCTCCAAAAATTAAATGCGCCATGATGTGGGACTCGTGGTCCTGTCCCTGAAATGCTTTTAACACCACCATATCCATGACATCTATGTTTTCCTGCGCCGGATCTTTGGGTGTAGGCTCCTCATCAGGAACACGCTTCATAATCCTGTCTGTATCCTTAACACCTAGTGCATCATACATATCACGATAAACCTCATACATATTGTGCAAGTCGGGTGCTGCTCCTGCTAACTGTAGCTTCGTTTGCGCTAACGCAATCCTTTGTGCCTGTGAAAAGACGTTTGGGTCCGACACGGGTATAACATCTACCCTATCGTCAAAGTCTGTTGCCTTGACCGCACTATCCTCACCCTCTACCGCATACGGATATTCATCAGGTAAACTCTCGCCCATCACTCTCGACAGGATCTTAAACTCTAGTCGCATCGCATAATGCAGGCGCTTATGCACCGCACTCATCACCCGTGAGCCCTGTTCCAACAAGGCTATAGTTGTACCTACAGCCGCCTGCTGATTGCCATCACCGACCTTCATATCCGTAATGGTGGCAAATCTTCGCCCTGCATCCACAACAAATCCCAATAACTGGAATAAGGTTCCGTCAGGACCTTTAAATGGCAGCGGCATTAGGCTGTCACGAATAGCCCCTCCGGGAGCGTCCACATCGCGGAACTCACCGGGCTGAAGCGGATCATCGTCATCCCTGATCCGTAGTCCACGGGCCTTGAAACCCGCAGGAAGATTAGACAACGTACCAGCGTCGATTAGCTGCCTCAGTGCCGCTGTGGCGGTTCGTGACAACC